CTGAACACGCACTACGAGATCACCAGCGCCAAGCACGGCACGCTCAAGTTCCTGAACCTGGCGGCGTTCACCCAGCCGTTCACGATCGACTACACCTACGGCTCGCACGACCACGTGCCGATGTTCAACGCCGCGCCGCCGGAACGTTGGCTCAAGTTCGACGGCCTCAACACCGCCGACAGCAACAAGGAAGTGCTGGTCGAATTTTACCGCGTACTGCTCGACCCGCTCTCGGAGATGGCGCTGATCAACGACGACTTCGCCGGCCTGCCGCTCGCCGGTTCGGCGTTGTACGACGAGACCAAGCTGTCCGACGCGTACCTCGGCCAGTTCGGGCGGTTCGTGCACATTTAATTTTGGGAATTACATCCTTCTAAATACGGAGAAACACAATGCATTACAAGAATGGTCGTGAAGCGAAGAACGGCGACAAAGTTGTGCTGATCCCTGGCTACGGCGCCCCCGTGGTCGGCATCCTCTACGACGCGACAGCGGGCAACGACTTTTGCAACGGACGCATCGCGCCGACCAGTCCGGCCGATCCGTGTCCGAACCTCAAGGAATGCCTGCACTTGGACGACGTGCTCAAGGCACTGCCAACAGAAGTACCGGATAGTTCGAAGATCAAGTAAGGGGACCGTGCATGATAGACGACAAAAAGCCCGACGATCTCACGGTCCTGTTCCCCGACCGCGAGATCGAGATCGCCGGCGAGAAGCTCACGGTGCGCGAGTTCCGCTACCGCGAGGGCCTCGAAATGCTGGCGCAGGCGCGGCCGTTCGTGACCGCCCTGCGCGCGCTGCTCACCGGCCCGGAGGAGGGCCTCGATGCCGAGGCCTTCGACACGCTCATCGCCGACCATCTCGACACCTGGCTCATGCTGGTGGCGCGGTCCTGTGCGCGTGACGCGGCCTGGGTGGCGCAATTGCCGGACAAGGACGGGATGACGTTGCAGAACACGTTCTGGGAGGTGAACGCCCCTTTTTTTATGCGGCGGCTGCTGTGGGGCGCGGCGTTCGCCGGCGCGGCGCGGGCCAAGCGGTCGCGCTCGCGGAAGTCCTCGCCGACCTCGTCGGGGCCGGATTCGGACGCGATCAGCACGACCTCGGCGAACGCTTCACCTGGCGACAGCTCGAACGTTATTTCGGCCTGATCCAGCGCGCGCGCCGCCGCGCGCGCGCCGACCTGACGGAGGCGGTGGCGATGGGATTCGGCGGCAAGGATCTGGCGGGTTACCTGCGACGACTGCGCAAAGAGGAATGAGGCCATGACACCGGAAGAAAAAACCGAAGTTCGGCGTGAAGTGCTGGGCGAGATCATCGCCGGCTACGATCAGCTGATCGGTTTGTTCCAGACCGGCGGTCAAGCGCCGCTCACGGGCCACGCCTACGACCCGAAGGAGAAAGCGCGTGAGATCGAACTGCTCAAGCAGCTGAGGCAGGGGATGGTGGAGATGCGCGATGGCTGATCAAACCAAATCGCTGACACTGCGCATCAAGGGCGACACCGAAAACGCCCGGCGTGAATTCAGCGCGCTGCTGAAAGACCTGAAGGGCGTCGACAGCGGCGTCCTCGGCGTCGGCAAGAATTTCAAAGCGTTCGGCGCCATCCTCGGTGGCCTCGGCGTCGGCGTCGTGCTCGGCACCCTGGCCGCCGGCCTGCGCGCGGTGTTCCGCGAGGCCACCGAGGCCGAGCGCATCGAGGGCAAGCTCAACGCCGTCCTCAAGGCCACCGACGGCGCCGCCGGCCTCAGCGCCGTCAAATTGAACGACATGGCCGACGCGCTGGCGCGCACCACCCAGTTCGACGACGAGGCGCTGAAAGAGGCCATGACGGTGCTGCTGGCCTTCCCCGCCGTCGGGAGCCAGGTGTTCGGCGAGGCGATCCAGCTGGCCACCGACCTGTCCGTGGTCATGGGCGGCGACCTCAACGGCGCCGCGCGCGCCGTCGGCCGCGCGTTGCAGGACCCGGTCGGCGGCCTGCGCCTGCTCAAGACCGAGCTCGGCATCAACACCGAGGTGCTGGGCGAGAACAACGAAGCCCTGCTCAAATCCGGCGACCTGCTCGGCGCGCAGAAAAACGTCATCGCCGAATTGCAGTCACGCCTCGGCGGCGCCGCCGCCGGCGCCAACACCGGCCTGTTCGGCGCCACCCAGGACGTCGGCAAGGCCTGGAACGACCTGCTCGAAACCATCGGCCGCACGCCGGAGATCGCCGCCGGCGCGCAGGCCTCGCTCACCTCGCTCACCGGCATCCTGCGCCTGCTGAACGACGAGATGAAGCAGCGCAACGAGAATGTGCTGCGCGGCCTCGGGGCGCTGCCGCCGCGGCGACTCGGTGGACCCAAAGAGATTACCCGGGAAAATCTGGCGGGTGATTTTTCCGGGGGTCCCAAGGTAAAAACCGACGTCCAGCTCGAGGCGGAGAAAAAGGCCAGCGAGGAATTCAGGAAGGCGCTGCTGGATCTGGAGAAACGCACCGAACTGCTGGGCGAGCAAAAGGCCGCCGAGCAGATCCTGTTCGAGGTGCAGAAGGGCCGCTATAAAGACCTGCAGCAATTCGAAAAGGACGCGCTGGTCGCGGCCGCCCAGCGGCTCGACACCACCAAGGTACTCGCCGATTTCGAGCAGGAAACCTTTGACGATCTGCAACAGCAGATCGCGGCCGAGAACGATTACAACGCCGCGCTGAAAAAATCCGCCGACGCGGTGCGCGACGTTATCGACCCGACGCGCGCGTTGTTCCTCGAGATGGAGAAACTCAATGAGCTGTTCGCGCGCGGGTTTTTGTCGCCCGATGAATTTATCGACGCCACGCTCGAAGTGCAGGGCCGCCTGGAAAAAACCGGCGAGAAAATCACCAGCGAAATGACCGAGTTCGCCAAGGAAGCGGCGCGCGGCATGCAGAGCGCCTTCGCCGACGAGTTCTTCGATATCTTCGAAGGCAAGGTCGACAACCTGGGCGAAAGCTTCGTGCGATTGTTGCACCGGCTGGCGGCGGAACTGGCAGCCTCCGAGGTCATGAAGTTCCTCACCGGCGATTTCGGCAAGACCGGCCAGGTCGGAGGTGTCCTCGGTACCTTCTTCGCCAGCCTGGCGCACACCGGCGGCATCGTCGGATCGGGGTTGCCCGGGCGCCAGGTGCCGGCGCTGGCGTTCGCCGGCGCGCCGCGGATGCACGCCGGCGGCGTGGCCGGGCTGGCTCCTGACGAAGTGCCGACGATCCTCAAGCGCGGCGAAGTGGTGATGACGCCCGAGCAGTTGCGCGGCGGCCCAGGCAACGTCCGGGTGCAGATCGAAAACAAGGGCACGCCGCAACAGGTCACCGAAGGCCAAGCCACGTTTGATCCCGAGGGCGCGGTGATCCGCATCGTCACCGAGGACGCGCGCCGCGGTGGGCCGATATCCACGATGATGGCGCGCACGTTCAATCTGCGGCGGCAGGGGGGTTGAATGAATGGCCACCTTCCCGACCTACATGAAATTGACGCACACCGGCCCGCGCGTCACGCGCGAACCGGTGGTGCTGCGCACCGACATGGAAAGCGGACCGCCGAAGCAGGCGATGGCGCGCTCGCTCGGCATGGTCACGCGTGCCGTGGAGTATGCCTGCACGCTGGCGAATTATCAGCTGTTCAAGACCTGGTTCAAGATCGACGTGGCGCGCGGCGCCGGTTGGTTTTTCTGGAGCGACCCGGAGGACGACGTGAGCAAGCTGGCGCGCATCGTCGGCGGCGTGATCGACGAGGAAATGCCGAGCGGCAAGACCCTGGACGTGTGGATATTGAAATTCAAACTCGAGACCTGGGATTGAACCATGCCGCGTAATTATTCGCGATCGTTCCAGGAAACCATCAACCGCACCGGCGCGCCCGAGGTGCCGCGCGTGTTGCTCGAGATCAGCCATCCGGGCCTGGCCACGCCGGTACGCGTGGTCAATGACGTGCTGGACCTGGTGAGCAACGGCAACACTTACACCGCGTTAGCGTTCCGCGTGACGCTGCCCGACGACCTGGATCAGGGCCAGCCGCGCGCCACGATCGCCATCGACAACGTCGGGCGCGACCTGACCGCCTGGATCGAGTCCAGCGCCGGCGCCAAGGGCGCCACGGTGCGGTTCATGCAGGTGATGCGCTCGGCGCCGGACGTGATCGAGTGGGAGGTCACGCTCGATCTCAACAACGTGCGCATGAACATGCTCGAGATCAGCGGCCAGCTGGGGTTCGACGATATCCTCAACCTGCCCGCGATCCCGCTCACCTACCGGCCCGACGTGGCCCCGGGATTATTTTAATGTCGCTCTATTTAAACGAACCGCGCCGCGAACCGCCGCTGCCCATCGGGATCGGCGCCGGACACTGGAGTGCGCGTTATGTCGGCGAGACCTACGTCGTCGGCACCAACGATTGCGCCGCCTTTGCCGTGCGCGTGCAACAGCAGATGTTCGGCCGCGATATTCATCTGCCCACCGCGCGCGGCCTCGGCGCGCGCGACTGGTCGAAGCAGATCGACGCCCTCGCCGAGGATTATGGCATCCGCACCGACACCCCGGTGGACGGTGATGCCGTGCTGATGCGTTGTCGTGGACATTTGTCGCACATCGGCATTTATTGCCTGATCGGCAACGTTCCCCACGTGCTGCACGCCATGAAAAACGCCGGGCAGGTGTGCCTGCACCGGTTGCGCGACCTGGACAAGCAGGGATTGTGGCTGGAGGGCTGTTATCGATGGAAAGCCTAGCCCTGTTGCCCTCGCCTGATCAACGCGCGCCGCGGCTGGTGTATTGCCCGCACCCGCTCACCGCCGCCGGCCGACACACGATCCACGAATCGTTCCTGCCGGGCGAAAGCCTCGCCGATTATTTTACGCGCGTCGGTTTGCCGCTGGGCGATTGCCCGGTAGCGCTGCACTTGAACGACCGCGCGGTGGCGCGTGCTGACTGGGCGCAGACCTTCCCGCGCGACGGCGATCTGATCGTGCTGCGCGTATTGTTGCAGGGCGGCGACGGCGGCAGCGATCCGCTGCGCACCGTGCTGACCATCGCGCTGATCGTGTTCGCGCCGCAGGCGGCCGCTTATTTGTCGTGGGGTCTCGGGATCTCGGAAGCGGCGGCCACCGCCGTGGTGCTGGTCGGTGGCACGTTGATGATCGACGCCATCGCGCCGCTGCCGCAAATGCACAACCCCGACGGCCGCGCTGAGAATTCCAGCCCGACCTTCGGCCTCGCCGGCGCCAGTAACCGCGCGCGGATTTTCGAGCCGCTGCCGCTGGTGTGTGGCACGCACGTGATCTATCCCGACCTGGGCGCGAAATTTTACACCGAGTTCATCGGCGCCGATCAATATCTATACGCCGTATTGCACTTCGGCCTGGCCGATATCACGCTCAGCCAGTTCCGCATTAGTGCCACGCCGTTGACGGATTTTTCCGACGTCGAGACCGAGATCGCCGGGGCCGATGGCAAGCTGACGCTGTTCCCGGTTAACGTGGACATCACGCTCGGCGGCACGCTGACCTTCGCCGCCAGCTGGATCAGCCGCACCTCGAGCCTGTCGGCCACGCAGCTGGCGGTGGACATCACCGGTTCGCTATTTTATTCCGCGGATAACGGTTTGATCGAGCGCGGCGTGGATCTCGAGATGGAATATCGCGCGGTCGGATCGGGGACCTGGTTGCCGTTCCTGGACGTGCCGACTTATGGCAATGCCACCTGGAAGGCTAATACATTTTATGTCCATGATCGCGTGATCGTGCCGACGGCATTCAATGGTCATGCTTATCGGCGTTATGCTCCCACCGGCCTGAGAGGTTTTTTGGGTCTGGGTCCCCAGACGGGCGGCAGCGAGCCAACATGGCCGACCACGTCCGGCGCATTCGTCAACGATGGCAGTCTCTATTTGATCAATGATCCCAATGGTGGTGGCGAGGGCGAACTGGTCACGATCGAAGCCTATCCTGGCTGGTACGAAGCCGGCATCGTCAGCGCCTCGAACGTGCGTCTGGCCCATAGTTCCAACGCCCCCCTGCGCGTGACCTTCCAGCGCAACGTGCCGCTCGGTCAATATGAAGTCCGCGTGCGCCGCGTCACGCCGGATGAAACCGATCTGCGCGCCGTGAGTTCGATCAACTTCGCACAATTACGCACCTATCAACCGGACACGGCCGATTACACCGGCCAGAAACGCATGGCCCTGCGCATCAAAGCCAGCGGACAGTTGCAAGGTGTGATCGAGCAATTCAACGCCGTGGCCAGCGCCTCGGTGCCGGTATGGACCGGCAGCGCCTGGGTCACGCAGGCCACCAGCAACCCGGCATGGATTTACCTGTGGTTCGCGCGCGGCAAGACCATCGCCGGGCGACGCGTGTTCGGCGCGCGGCTGCCGGACGCGCGCCTCGAGATCGAAATCATCAAGGCCTGGGGCGCGTGGTGTGACACCAAAAACCTCACGTTCAATTTCGTGTTCGACCAGGCGCAGAATTGCCGCGAGGCGCTCGCGATCATCGCGCGCGCCGGCCGCGCCACGCCGACCTGGTCCACCGGCAAGCTGGGCGTGATCTGGGATGAGGCGAATCTGCCGGCGGTGGCGGTGTTCGGCCTCGGCAATATCCGTCGCAACACCTTCCAGGTGGAATACCTGTCGGGCCCGGTGGCCGACGAGATCGTGGTGAGTTTCATCAACCCGGCGCTCGATTGGCAGCCGGATACGGTGCGCGTCACGGTGCCGGGCGTGACCGACCCGACGCGCCCGGCGCTGGTCGATCTGGTTGGTTGTACCGTCAAAGACATGGCCGGGCGCGAAGCCAATCTGCTCGCGGCGCAGCAGCTTTACCGACGCCGGCAGATCTCCTGGGAGTCGGACTTCGAAGGCATGGTGGCGCTGCGCGGAGACGTGGTGATCCTGTCGCACGATCTCACGCAATGGGGTTATAGCGGCCGCCTGCGCGCCGGCACCGGCGCGAATCTCACGCTCGATCGCGCCGTGCCGTTCACGCCGGCCACGTCGCATTATATCGGTATCGTGTTCCCGAACGGGTTTTACCAGGTGTTCGCCGTGCAATATCAAGCCGGCTCCAGCAACCTGATTGTTTTACTCGACGCCTGGCCGGCGCTCGACGATCTCGGCAACGTGCTGTATGCGCCGGACAGCGACCCCGGGCATCCGCCGTACGATTTTAAATTCGTGTTCGAGCCGCTGGCGACACCCGGAAAAAAAGTCAAGATCACCGGCGTGCAGCCGTTATCGGAACATCACGTGCGCCTGTCCGCCACCGACGAGGACCCGGCGTATTACGCCGCCGAAACCGATCCCTACGATTACGTGACGCCGGCGCTGTACGGCGCCGCCGCGCCGACGATCAGTAACTTGACCGTTAGTGATACTTTGATCCGCGTCGGTTCGAGTTTCGCCACGATGGTCACGCTCGCCTGGGATGCCACCGGCCCGTATGGCGAGGCCACGATCGCGATCGCCTCCAACGGTCAGCCGCGCGGCGTGATCGGCCGCACGCGCGAGCGCGCCTTCAGTTTTCAGGGGCCCATCGTCGGCGCCTTCGATATCGAGGTGAAATTATTCGGCCCCACCGGCGAGACCATTACCGCCGGCAAGGCTTTGACGACTTACGTGATCGTCGGCAAGACCCGGCCGCCGGCCGACGTCACCGGATTCGTCTGTTCACAAAACGGCCGGTTCGTGGTATTCCGCTGGAACGAGATCGCCGACGTTGATCGCGACGGTTACGAGATCCGGCGCGCACCGCTCGGCGCCGCCGCCTGGGTCAACGCCACGTTGGTCACGGTCGCCGAGCAGGGCACGCAAATGACCTCCGGCATCGTGCCGCCCGGTTCCTGGACCATGCTGATCCGCGCCAAGGACACGACCGGCAATTTCAGCCTGACCGCCGCGCGTTTCGACATCGACGTGACCAACGCGCTCGACATCATTTTCCAGCGGCAGCAGGCGCCGGACTGGCTCGGCACGAAAACGAATTTTCTTGTGCACTGGACCGGCGTGCTGGTGCCGGAGAGCACCAAGGCCGCGAACCAGCATACGCGCGAGGAACTGTTCGAGCAGTTCGTGCCGTATCCGCAGGCCTTGTGTGCTTACGAAGCGCCGGAGATCGATCTCGGTTTCGATTCCGACGTGCGCGTGTGGACGGACCCGCAAGGCGCGCTCGGGCGCGGCCGCAGCGGCGTGGTCGATCCGCAGTTGCTGATCGATTACCGCATCGAGGCCGGCGCTTATGACGGCTTCGAGCCATGGAGCATCGGCGACGTGCGCGCGCGCTATATCAAGGAAAAGTTCACGCTCGATACCGCGTCCGGCGTGGCCTACATGACTGGCATGGATGCTGCGGCCGATTCGGAGGAGTTCGCGCAATCGGGCGAATTTACCTCGGCGCTCGGCGGGGTCTCGATCGTTTTTCCGCAACGTTATCACGTGGTCGCGGATTTTGCGGTGATGCCGAGCGGCACCGCATCACGCACCGCGACCTATGAACATCCCGTGACGACTACCGGCACGGTCGCGCACGTCTGGGATGCCGCCGGTACCGAGCTCGCCGGCGTTCCGGCGCGTTGGTCGTCGAACGGTGTCTGAACAGGAGAAACATGACGGCTGAATTTAAACAACCCGATTACAACACGCAGACCGGCACGGAATATCCGTTAACCCTGGATGCGGCGATCGCCGTGTTAGCGCAGTTTGCCGGCCAATTTTATCCACAAATCCTGCTCACGCCGGCGCGAGCCAGTTTTGCCGGCGGCAGTCTGGCGGAACGAACTTATTACGTGAGCGTTACCCTCCAGCATGTTTCCCTGGGCGAATCGTCACCGACCGCCGAAGCCATGATCGTCGTCCCCGCCAATTATCGGCTGCGAGTGATTTCGCCCGCCGCGTATTATTACGCGACCGGCTGGCATGTTTATGTTGGCACGTCTCCCGGCGTGGGCACGAAACAAAATGTCTCGCTGCTCAGTTTTGGCGCCAATTGGGACGAACCGGTTTCTGGTTTGATCTCGGGCGCCGCGCTCTCGCAGGCATTGTCATTGGTCATTGGGTTTGGACGCACGCTTAAAGATTACGCAACAGCGCCGTTATTCAATCAAAGCATAGCGGGGTTATTTATTTTAACCGCCGCCAACGTGACCAATCCGCGGATCGATCGGATCGTGCTGGACAAATTCGGAACGGGCAATCGCTTGACCGGGACGCCCGCCACGCCTCCCGTAGCCCCGGCGCTTGCCGTGAATCAATTTCCCTGCGCGCAGATTTATGTCGCGGCGAATGCGACACAGCTCACCAACAGCAATATCACCGATGAACGCTGTTCATATTTATTCCCTTGATGACGAGGAGATTAAAAATGCATTGGAAACAAATCCTGGATAATCCGCGCGGTCGCCTCGGCCTGTGGATGGTTATCGTGGCCGTCATCCTCATGGTACTGTCATTTTGTACCACGGCTCGCGCCGAAGGATTCGGTATCAGCGCGATGAAAGAGGTTACGCATGATGAAGCCACCTATGCCGGTTTCATCGATTACACCGCTCCTGCTTGGTCGGCCTACGTGGGCCAATGGCGCAGTGATCGTTTCGGCGGCCGCACTCGTCTCGCCGGCGCCGAATATCGCCGATCTCTCGGGCCGCTATTTGCCGGCATCGGCACGGCCTGGCTGGATCAAACGACACCGCTCAATGGCATGCAATGGAATTTTTCCATTACGATCGGCGCGGATCTGGGTTGGGCGGATCTGTTATGTCGGCATATCAGCCATGCCTCGATGCTCGGTATCGCCCCGGACAAACCGAACGGCGGATGGAATTGGTGCGGCGCGCATCTGAGTTTTTAACGATTTGAACGAAAGGAGAAACGCATGGCCGAACGAACCATAGGAAAAAATATCCACGGGCAGCCGATTTTCTACGGCACGGCCTCCGATCTCGCGGCCAAGACCGCCATCATCGATGCGCTCGCGGAATATAGGCTTCCCGACGGTTCGCGTTACCAATCCAACGGCGCCGGCGGATGGACTCAAACCCACGCGGCTGGCGGCGCGGCGCTGGTCAATCTCCGCGATTCCTCGGGAACCGAAATTACCTCTTTTGGCAACGCCGGTGCTCCCGGCACGCTCGTCGCCACGGAAATTTCCAATCCCCTCTCCGGTACGCGCACCACGCTGTACTTCACCGGAGCCACGAGTTTCTTCGCCTCGTTTTACGAGTACACCGCGACGGCCACGGCCAAAGAGCTACGCATGGTATTCAACGCCATCGATGATGCCGACGCGGATGTAAAAGCCGTTACCCCAGGCCAGCGCGACATCCTCAAGATCGGCACCATCGCCAACGGGTTGCTCGCGGAGTTCAATAAAACATTCAGCAACGACAACAAGTGCGTGCGGGCCGACATCTATTCTGACGCCG